GAGACAAGGGAAATTTCCTGAACCTCCGGAGGGGGTAATTGTTGAAGCGGCCGAGGGTCTGGCTATCCAGCTCCCAGAGGTGGGATATTCAAGCCGGATCGCTCTAGCTATCAAGGGGTTAGAGAATAACGCTTTATTTCGTCAGCTTGAAATGATTATGCCGATCCTGCAACTGGATCAATCGGTGGCGGATAACTACGATTTTGATACGATCATCAGGGAAGCGGCTCGCAATGACGGCCTTCCTCCTAACTGGATGAAGAAACAGGATGAGGTGAATAAGATTCGTGAGAAGCGTGAAGCCCAGATGCAGAAGCAGATGGAAGCTGAGCAAGCCGCGCAATCCGCGCAAGCAATTCAATCAGTTGGGAACGTCCCGCCAGAGAATTTAGCAAACGTCATGAACATGGCTGGAGCCGGATAATATGAGCACAACCACCACCGACCAGAATAAGGGAGTTACCTCCCAAGGCTTAACTCGCGCCTACCAGAAGCTCTTCAAGAGCAAGGAGGGCAAGCTGATTCTCGCTAATCTGAAGGAAGCTTTCGGCACTGAGCACCAAGCTTTCCAGCTAAGGCTCGCCGATGACACCGGCAAGCAAGCAATTTTTGGATACGACCCGCTTCACGCGGCAATGAAAGACGGATCCAGAGGAGTGATTCTCCATATCGAATCGAAGATAAATGAAGTAATCGAAGCAGATAACGAAAAGAAAAAGAAAGCCACCGTATCGAAATGAGTAATCCAAAAAGTCTCTATTCCATAATAGAGGATAAAATAATGAGGGGTGACGAGCAAGTAGCTCGGTTCACCAAAAAAAAGAACGTCAAGTTTCTCTCACCAGAGCTTGAGAAATATAAGCTACCGGTCAATGCGCTATTGAAGCGTGAAGGACTGATTGAGGGTAAGCCTTGCGGCAAGCCACCAAAAGCGGTTATCGAACAACCACCTATCCCAGCGCCGGCCCCAGTTTATAGCGAAGCTCCTCCTGTTGATAATGGAGCAATGGACGCCGCCCCGCATCAAGAGGATTCGGAGGACTTTTGGAGTGAAGTGAATGAGACTTATGCGCCGGCGGCCCCTGTAGCGGCCACAGCAGTCCCTACGATTCAGATCGTGAATAGTCAGGGCTTCAGCGTTAAAGAGCTCGAGAGGATGCTTGAAGAAGCTAAAGGCCATGAGGTTATTGATTATGACACTCTGATGACCCAAATGGGAATGGTTGACTACGTTGGTCAGATCCCACCACGGCCAGCGGAAGATAAATGTTCCGGTGATAAAACTGCGGCTGTCGTGGAATGGTATCTCAAGTTTAAGCCGAGGGAGTTCCTCGAGCGTTACAAGGTAACACATCGAGGGATGGTCAAGCAGTATGACTTCGACGGTAAAGAAGTCGGAGAAAAAGAAATGTTCATGGGTGAGAGAAAGACTCACATCACAGCGAAAACAATCAAATATTAAAAAATCATGTTTAAAATCAAATCCTTCCTTCGGGAAGAAGCAGGCGATGGAGGCGAGGGCGGCGGCGGCTCGGATGGCGGAACTCCGGCAGGAGGCGAAGGCACACCAGCGCCGGCGTCTACTCCGCCGGCAGATGGAACCGGCAATGCTCCCCCCATCATTGAGGGATCTCCATCAGGGGAACCCGATGCAAACCCTTTTATAAATAACGAAGGGGAGTTTACAAATAACTGGCTCGACAGTCTGAAGGGGGACGAATATGAATCCATGAAGCCTACACTGGCTCGATTCAAGAACGTTCAAGATATGGCGAAGTCAGTCTATCATTCTAAACAGATGATCGGCAAAAACGTCGACTCGGTTCTCGTTCCTGGTGAGGATTCAAGTCCGGATGAGGTATCTGCTTACCGTCAAGCGATTGGAGTGCCAGACGATATTGCTGATTATAAGCTAGATGCTCCTGAAGGAGTTCCGGAAGGAATGGAGTTCGATCAGAGTGTCATGGACTCCTTCAAAGAGTTCGCTCACACGAACAACATGCCGCCAGCAGTTGCTCAGCAGTTGGTGAATATGCAAATGGGTCTGACTACTGAGTCGATGCAAGCCCAAGAAGCTCAGATGCAAACATTTGTAGCGGAGCAGGATGCTCAGTTGAAGCGGGAATGGGGCGGAGCCTATGAGAAGAATATCACGGATGCGAAGCTTGGAGCTCGAGATCTCGGGATTGACTTGGCAGACGATCACCCTGTATTCAATGAAGCTTGGTTTGTTCAGGCTATGAAGCGCCATGGTAACGCTGTTGGCGAAGATAGCTTAAAACGAGGGGATGCAGATTTCCTTGGAGCAAACTCAGACAAGATGAAAGGTCAGGACATTATTAATAACCCTCAGAATCCTGCTTATCAGAAGTATCAGGACGGGGACGCCGATACAGTCCGGAGAGTTCGCGCTTTCCTCCAGAGTGAAAGATAAATTCGCGTGGCATTGGTCAGAAGCCTCTCCTGTTAATCGGGAGGGGCTTTCTTGTTATTTGACGCTTACTGAGTAGAGGCAGTATCTTTAGGTTGTCGAAAGCAGATACCTTCACTTTGTGGATCCTGATTGTAGACAATAAGACGAACGACCCTCGCAAGAGATCACTCGCAGTCACAAACACTGATTATTCAAAATACAAATAAGGTAAAAAATTATGGCAATGGATCAAATTCCAGAGCATTACACTACTGAGTTCAACACAAATTGGTTGCATCTGTCCCAACAGACCACCAAGCGTTTTGACGGTTGTGCCATGCTTGACACTATCAGGGGGAAGGAAAAGCGGTATAACCAGCTTGACCAATCCACAATGAGGCAGATCACAGCTCGAAATGAGCCTACTGTTGCTTCCGAAATCGACACTGAACTCCGGTGGTGTCGTCCTAAGTTCTACGAAAAGACTACTCTGCTCGATGAATGGGATGACCAACTCTTGGGTGACGTAGTTCTTCCTACTTCTCATATCTCGCAGTCTCACAACATGGCATACAGCCGGACTTGTGACCAAGTTCTCATTGATGGCTTGGAAGGCAACGCGGTAACTGGCGAAGATGGAACGACTCTGACAGCAGTTCCTTCAACTCAAGAGGTTGTGGTGAATCTGTCCGGATCATCTGAAGGTTTGACGGTCGGTAAAATGATCGAAGCCAAGTCGATTCTCGGTAAGAACGAGATCTACGAAGCTCAGAACCCAATGGATGCGCTTATCGGTGCAGTTACTCAGGCCCAGCTTGATGACTTGCTCGCAATTACGCAGATCACTTCAGTTGACTACAATGGTGTTAAAGCTCTTGTCGAAGGCAAAGTCGATACGTTCATGGGATTCTTGTTCAAACGCTCAGAGTTGCTCACCTTGGTGACTGCTACGGACGTTCGGACTGCAATCTTCTACGCAAAATCTGGTGTTATTCTGGCTGATGGTCAGACTTCTACCAAGTTGAGCATCCGTGATGACCTGAGCGAATCGCTCCAGATCCGCACGAAAGCTTCTATCGGGTCTACTCGATTGGAAGAAAAGAAGATCGTTCTCGTTTATTGTGACGAAAGCCCTTAATCGAAATTTAAATTAAATCTAAATAATATTATATTATGCCGAATTATCTAACTACAGAAGCCACTAGCCAAACGGCGGCGGCTACAGCAGGGAAAGACAGGGTAAAGGATGGTAGCAAGGTGGGCGGAAACGTCCTCAAGGCTACGGTTCAATATACTCTGCTTGGAACCGAAGCTACTACCGAAACTATTAAACTTGTCCAGCTTCCTGCTGGTGCAAGAGTTTCAGTCAGAGGAAGTTCAGTTCACGCTGAGAATCCTGGAACAGCATTGACGATGGATATTGGTGATGATGACTTGGATGGCCCTGCTGGTGCAGACGCTACCGATGTTGATCGTTACGCTGACCTCATCGTTCTCAGCTCAGGTGGTCTTGTTCAGTTTAGTTCCGTTGGAACTCCTGATGCAATAATTAACCCGCGCAGACTTAATGCTCAATCGTGGATCTACGCTACTATCGTTACGGCTACAAGCTTGACGGCAGGGCAGGTTCTAACTTTCGAGATCGAATATACGGTATCGAAATAAAGAAATTCATCAGTCGGTGGTGATTGGAGGGGTGCGAGATTAGTGGAAACTGTCTTGTGCCCCTTTCTTATTTAAAGGGATATGGCTTCAAAAACAGATATTGCAAACATGGCTCTGCTTCGTTTTGGGCAGAAGAAGATCATGAGTATGGACGACGAGCAGAAATCAGCTCGACTATGCAAACAGCATTATGACCGAAGCCGGCGGGAAGTTTTAAGATCTCACCGATGGAACTTCGCTACAACTCGCGCCGCGCTAACAGCTTCCGCGACAAGCCCCCTTTACCGGTGGAGCTATCAATACGCTTTACCAGAAGATTTCATCCGAGCGATCGAGATCAACCAGAATGATATTTTTGATAGTGTCCGACACTTCGCTATTGAAAATGGTATGCTCCTTACCGATGAAGATACGGTAAACCTCAAGTATATCTACGACGAGGAAGTGACAACTTTTTATGATGCGCTCTTTATTGAAGCCCTAAGCCTTTTGCTTGCGAGCAGGGTGGTGGTGAGTTTGACCGGCAAGCATCAGTTGAAATCCTCATTGCTCGATGAGTATGCTCAGGTGACGAAAGAGCTTGCTCAGCAGATCGACGCTATCGAGAATAATCCGGTGATCGCTTGGCGGCCTACAGACTCTCGATTGTGTCAATCCAGACGACAGGGCGCAAACTATTCACCCCTCCCTTTCTAATGGCTACCGATATTGATATTTGCAATCTGGCCCTCTCTCATTTTGGAGCTCGATCTATTGACGGCTTTAATGACGGATCCGAAGGTGGCCGGCTCTGCGGTGTGTTCTATGAGCAGACGCTAGACGAGGTTTTACGGGCTCACGCGTGGAACTTCGCAATTAAGCGAACAACGCTCTCACGGCTCGCTGAGACGCCTACATATAAGTATGGCTATGCTTTCCAGCTTCCCCAAGACTATATCCGTGTCCTGAGCATTAATAAGCTCAATGTCTACGATGAATCTCACCATTATGAGATTGAGAAGGGTCGGGAACTTCTAACTGATTATCCAGAGGTTTTATTGCGATACGTCTACCGGATGACGGACGCCACAAAGTTCGATGACATATTTATCGAAGCTCTTTCTTTGAAGCTCGCCAGCAAGCTATCTACTAGCTTGAGTGAGGAAGCGGGAATGTCAGGGCAGATGCTCTCTGAGTATAAGATGCTTCTGGAACCTTTGGCTAAGTTTGTCGATGCTTCGGAGGATAGACCAGGATTAGAATCCCAGCCAAGCAACTCACGACTCGCTCGCATCCGGAGACAAGGGCAGATTATCGGTGACGGTGGTTCTTCGACTCTTAATACTACGTCATCATCCTCAAGCAATGGGGGACAATCGGGCACTAATCTCTATTACCTGAATGACCTACTAGACGTAACAGACGGGGATAGGGCGAATGGATATATTCTCACTTGGGATGTGGCTACCTTGCAATGGACGGCACAAGCGGCGGCAACTGGTGGCGATGTTACCGGCCCAACTTCAGCTACGGATAACGTATTTCCTTATTTTGATGGAACCACCGGTAAGCTGATAAAAGACTCGACGTTTTCCTCCGGTTCATTCGCTACTGCGGCACAAGGATCAACTGCTGATGCGGCGGCGGTGTCGGGTGGAGCAGAGCATGACGGATTCTCTGACTTTGTTGCAGACGAGCACTTACCTTCATCCACCTTCGCTACTTCGGCGCAGGGATCAACAGCAGACGCGGCACTTCCCAAAGCAGGGGGTGAAATGTCAGGTAACATTACGATGGCAGGATCGGAAACCGTCGATGGTAGAGACATTTCAGCAGACGGAACTGCTCTCGATTTGAACACCACGCACCGGACGAGTGACGGTTCAGATCACACTTTTATAGATCAATCGGTTGTATCAGGTGGATCGCCTACATTTGCGGGCACAAATATCACCGGAACTGCTACGGGATTGACTGCGGGCAATGTAACCACTAATGCAAATCTGACAGGTCATGTGACAAGTGTGGGTAATGCGGCGGAATTGGGAAGCTTTACCTTAGCCCAACTAAACACAGCTATTTCTGATGGATCGGCGGCGGCGGGAGATGTTGTTGGCCCCGCTTCAGCAACCAATAATGCTATTGCCATAATGGACTCGACAACTGGAAAGTTGATCAAGCAGTCCTCAGATAATCTCCTTACAGCAGACTCCCACTTGAAACTAGCAGGGACAACTGCGGCTATTGATATGGCCGAGCGAGCAACTGGGCCGTCATCTCAAGCGGGAAGGGGGCATATTTGGGTAAAAGACACCGTTCCATGTGAGATTTGGTTTACTGATGATGCGGGAACCGAAACGCTGATTGGATTCGGTAGCGGCGATGCCTTAACCACAGACCCGCTTTCTCAGTTTGCGGCAACTACGAGTCTACAGCTTAAAAACACCCTGAGCGACTCAACTGGTTCCGGCTCGGCAGTATTTGCAAATTCGCCCACACTTGTCACTCCCTCTCTCGGAACGCCTTCGGCACTTGTCGGAACCAATATCACCGGAACTGCGGCAGGGCTTACCGTGGGAGCAACTACAGGGGTCGAGGCTGGGGCAGACGTTACTGATGCGGTAAACATCGGGACTTCCACCGATGGAGCAACAGCAAAGACTACACTGGTAGATGCAGATGCGATGGGGATGCTCGACAGTGCGGCGGCAAATGTTTGGAAAAAGATCACTTGGGCAAATATCAAAGCAACTCTCAAGACTTATTTCGATACGCTCTATGCGACTGCGGCACAAGGATCAACTGCTGATAGCGCCGTCCAACCTGGATCGGCAAGTCACGATGGATTTTCTGACTTTGTTGCAGATGAACATTTAGCCTCATCCACATTCGCAACTGCGGCTCAGGGTGCGACTGCTGACTTGGCCTTACCGAAAGCAGGGGGAGTTGCGACAGGAACACACGACTTCGGGGGAGCAGATGATCTTGAGATTCCCAATAGCGCAACCCCAACAGTTGACACTAATGGGCAAATTGCTATTGATACGACTGTTGCCGACTTTTCTGCTGGTGTTCTCAAGTATTTCTCGACTGAGGAAATGGCGGCAGTTGCGATGCCGATTGCCCAACTAACAACCCCAACTAATGGTTACGTTGTCTCTTATAATTCAACCAATAACGAATTTGAATTAGTCGCGCAGAGTGCTGGAGGTGGGAGCGGCGAAGCTTTAGAAAAATCATTCACTGAGACTGGTCATGGATTCACCTTGGTAGGAACTCCGGTCTACAATAACGCGGGAACATGGACGAAAGCAGACGCAAGTGCGGCGGCAAGTGCAGATGCTTGGGGACTGGTGGCTGAAGTGACAGACGTAAATACCTTTGTTCTAAACATGGGAGGCTACATTGATAACCTTGTAGCTTATACGGCGAATGAAGATTACTACGTTTCT